AACCCGCGCCGACTGACCATATCACGTCATCAATACCAGAAGCCTAATCAAATACCAATAATACCCCCGCTTTGTAGGGGATTTGAAAAAATCTTTTCGATTGTTAGTCATGTAGTCATACTAAAACTATTTGACTACATGACTAACATTTAACCAGGCGCCCCCCAGCTTTTAACATTACGGCGCCCGGCTTCGGATCACATGACTACATGGCCGTTATTAATAAACTAAAGTAAAGGGTAAAAAAATGACTAAATTAGAAGATTTCATACAAATTGGTATTTGTGCTGCTTTGGCGGCTTTAATGTTATATCCCGTTTTTGGTGTTACTTATCTATTGATCAAGGCGGCCTAATCATGACTAAACAAGAGCAAAAAACCCGCAATATTGACGTAATCCTAAGCGCCCTTTTGGGCGCATTCATTGGCGCCGTTTTAGCGCTTACTTACATCGTACGTACTGGAGGCTTTTAAATGTTAACTTTAAATGATATTGATCTTATTGAGGGTGAAATTACCTGCACAAATTTGGAATATTACAGCGCCATGCAGCGCGCTATCAATTCCGGCATGGCCTGGAAAATGCAGGGATCGTATGGCCGCGCCGCAATGGAGGCGCTATCGTCCGGCTTTTGTATGTTAGGCCGCGAACAATGCCGCGATTATTACGGAAATATTATCCCTTCGCGCGATGATGTCGCGCCAGGTACAAAAGGGAGCAAAAAGTTAGTTATTGATAATCACGGCCGCGCCTGGGCTAAAAAAATGGAGGCTATCTAATCATGGCTTATATGAATCAAGCAAAAAAGGCCGTAATTAAGGCGGCATTGGATAAGGTATTGAAGCCGGCCGGGTTTAAGTACTCATTGGCCGTTAAAAATCATATGTCAATAAGCTGCACAATATTGGCCGGCCCGCTGGATTTTATCGGTAATTTTAGCGCCGTTACTGGGGATAAATTCACTAGCATCCCTGGCCGCGAGATTAAAAATCTCCAGGTAAATTTATATTGGATCAATGATCATTTTTCCGGTATTTATGCCGATATCTTGACGCAATGCGCCGATGCATTAAAGGCCGCGGATTATTATGATCGATCCGATGCAATGATCGATTATTTCGACACGGCCTATTATATGGATCTAAATATTGGCCGCTGGGATAAGCCGTACCAGTTAACGGGCGCGCCGTACCAAAAGCCGGCCACTAGTGGATTATTGATTGACTATATGCGCGACGCTGGGCGCCTTGAATTTATCCATATTGGAGGCGCGGAAAAATGATCACAATAAACCATGTACCAAAAAGCGCGGGCGGCATTTATGTAATCAAGGCCACGGATCCGGCCGATTTTGAAGCGCTGGATCTTGAGATCAAGCGGGTTTATGACTCAATCGATCGCTGGGCTATGCCTAATATCTCTCGCGCAATCGATCCGGCCACGGGCGGCGCCATTGTAAAAATCAACTACTGGGGATTAGATTAATTATGATAAATGTACATTTAACCCCTAAATCGGCCAATGCAAAAACCGGCCCTATTCCAGTGAGTACCACAAGCGCGGCCACGTGCCCGCCGGAATGCCCGTTTAATAATAAAAACGGATGCTATGCTAGCAGCGGGCCATTGGCCCTACATTGGGCGGCCGTGACTAGCGGCGCCCGTGGTACAAGCTGGGATCAATTTTGTAACGATATCGCATCATTACCGGACGGCCAATTGTGGCGCCACAATCAAGCCGGGGATTTACCAGGCAATGGCCTAGAAATCAACGGCGCGGCGCTGGGAGATCTAGTAAAGGCCAATAAAGGCCGCCGCGGCTTTACTTATACGCACTACAATCCGGCCAATGGTAAAAATGCCGCCTATATCAAGGGCGCCAATGACTGGGGCCTCACTGTCAATTTAAGCGCCAATACGCCAGGCCATGCCGATGATTTAGCGGCCTTGGATATCGGGCCCGTCGTGACCGTGTTACCAATTCAGCAAAAAACCAATTTAAAAACACCAGGCGGCCGTCAAATAGTAGTATGCCCGGCCACGATCCGCGACGGGATATCGTGCGCCACGTGCAAATTGTGCGCCGTCCGTGATCGATCCGTGATTGTGGGATTTCCCGCGCATGGTACCAGCGCCAAAAAGGCGGCCCGTGTTTTTACTATCCAGGAGATTAAATAATGAATATTTGGAGCAGCAGCAGCGGCCGTATTGAATTAAACCTAAGCCAGGAGGCCGCGGGCCGTGGTTATCACCCTGGGCCGTGCGATGATGATATAGCGGCATTAATGCACGATCCGGCCATTGCTAAGCAATTGGCCGCCCTTGATCCGGCCATTGTGGCCAGTGAATTAAAAGAAACAGGCGGCTGGGATAGTACGGAATTATCAAACCATGCCGACAATTTAATGCGCCTTTTGTGGATTGCCTGCGCGGATCTAGTGGAGGCGCAATTCGATGACTAAATACAAAGTAACCCCAAAGCGCGGCGCGCCCTATTTTATCTGGGCGGCCAATTATTACCAGGCGGCCAAGCTGGCCGGAAAATCTAAATTAGAGGAAATTTAAAAATGATATATAACGTATACGCGCCAGACAATGCGCTGCTGGGCGCCTATGATAGCGCCAGCGCGGCCCTTATTGCTGCTATAACTTACCAGACGATCACGGGCCAAGCGGCCCACGTGATACAGGAGGCCCGCCAATGATTGTATTGATCGGGGCCTTAACGATTGCCGCCGTACTAGTGATTTTATTAGATCTTTAATTTTTACCTTATACCCTGTAGTTTTTTTGGCCCGCTCATTGCGGGCCTTTTTTTACTTTACGCGTACTAGGGCGGGCGCTGGGGCCTCCTCAACGGCGCGCCTTAATTCCGATTTACTTAGCACGTCCACAAGATCCGGGGCGCAAAATATATGTTTTTTGCTTGGATAATCGCGCGACATGAGGCGCCCGCAATCCTGCCAGCCGGATTCTTTAAGCGCATGAAGCAGGGCCGCTTGGGGTATTTTGACGCCACTAGGCGCGGATCCGGCCAGACGATCGCATAGGCTATGAAATGGAGATCCGATAACCCCACGGGAAAAATCCCCGGTACGATTGCGCATCATTTCAACCAGGTAAGACTCGGCCATACTCATTCCGTGCTCTACTAGATTCATTTTAAATTCAGTCATAGGCGGCGCGGCGGCCGGGTTAAATTGCGACACGTCGCGGGCATATAACCAGCGCGCGATTGCTGCAAAGCCGCCCGCCCTATACCAGTTCCAGATTTTCTGAGCGACAGGCGCATCGATTCGGGCCGCGCTGGACCAAATACAAAACCAGCGGCGATCCTGGGAGGCCAAAGAAATAGGGACGGGATCATTACTAAAGGCCAGCACGAACAGGCGATTGGCCATCATGTACGGGTGCAATCCCTTACGATTGATAGGTAACATTTCAGGCGGCGCGGCTATGATTGGTTTTAATTGGTTCGCTAATTGGCGACGGGTGGCCGCGTCCGGTTCTTTTAATTCGTTGATCAACAGGATCTCCGACTCCAATTGGTAGCCCCATTGCGAATTGATCGAGTTATTATCCATGATGCCGCGGTTTTTAAGGTGTGGCCCACAGACGGCCCAGATAAACGGCGCCCAAAAGGTGTCTTTTCCGCTACCCTCATCACCAGCATGAAGAACAGCATGATTGATCTTGATCTCAGGGTGTTGAACTTTAAACGCCATGATATCGAACAGGTGGTTCAACTCGGATTTTTCAGGAACTAATTTTTCGCAGTGATCAAGCCAAATGGAAATATCTTCGACAGGCGCATCTGCTCCGATTGGTGGCCGTGCATCGCGCCAGCGGTTGCCGTACAGATCACCGTCACGTGACACGAGCACAGACTCACCGGCAGCGTAAGTGACACCAACAAGCGCTTTGGCGCCGTTAGCCTGGCGGTTCTCATCAAAACAAACAGAGGCTTCGACTCGGCGCCCTGTGTGTATAGATTTACAGGAGATATGTCTAAAAAGCGCGTTAAATGTAGAGCGACTGATCTCACGGCGATCTTGTAAATCAAAGTAAGACTCATCATCCTGAATGTACGCAAAGCGCTCATACCAGGAGTCTTTTTCAATCCGGCCAAGCTCTTTACGCTCAATCTCAGCGATGCGCGCGTCGGCGTCATCGGTGAACATCTCAGACGGCGTTAGCTTAGACAGCGTCTGCTCCATGACAGCGGCCAATAGCTCATCACGTAGGCCAGCCGTTACTTTAGGTCCGTCATTCTCAGCAACCCATTTTAAAAACGTGTTGGTGTCAAGATCGATGCAATGTGAATGCAGGCAACAGAATGAACGATCAAGTGGCTTGTATCTAGCCTCAGGGTTGCCATCAGTGTGCTCGGCATGGTTAGGACAAATCACACCCATCCAGCCCTCACCGTTAGGCGGCGACAAAACCATGCCATTGTCATTCATCCACGACACAACGGTGTCTTTACCTGTATCGGCTAGGCGAATCGGCGCGTTAGCTGTGGTGTCAGACTCAGCAGGCACAACGTCTAGGGCGGTGCAGATGTCAGCTAATGCGTACTCACGCTCAGGATGAAACTCAACCAAGCGAGCAGCGAACGCGTTACGACCTGGCTTGATGTTGATTGATCCAGGCAAGCGAAAGTTACGCACGGCGTTGGTCGCGCCCTTGTCGCAGTAGCCAGCCTCAGCAATAGCTTTAATGGCTGCGGTATAGTCGCCCTTGGTTGGCTGCTCAGAAAAGGCGTAACCCCACTGATACGAACCCTCAGACGTTTCCATGATCCATGTAGGTAACAGGTCAGGCGTCTTGGTTGTCTTGGCAGGGTCGCCCACGTCATCGAGCATCATCACTAGGACATACTCGCAGTTGGCAGCAGAAGCAGACACACGACCATCTTCGAAACGATCAAGAATGAATGAGCCGGTGTTACCGTACCATGACTCGTTAGTCTTCATGTTGTGCGTAGGTAGGTAAGCAGGCCATGTGCATTTGATAGCGCCATCAGCGTGGAACTGTAGCTCACCGTCTTTTAATTGTGGCTTTTGCTTGACAACAAGGGCTGTTTCACCCTCAGGTGCTAGTTTTGTGATATATTCTATGAAATTCATTTGTTATTTCCTCGTTTGTTGATTAGCCCCTAGCACTCACTAGGGGCTTTTTTTACTTACCGTACCGTGTCATGGTCTGTACTTCTATGTTCATCGGGATGCCCGTCGCCCACTCAGGCGTTGAACACATGACACGCTCCATCTCTTTTGTTGCAAACTCAGGGTCGCTAGTTTCGATAACTATCTCGTCGTGGACGTGTAAGACCACATCATCGAGATGGCGCAGACTGTGACGTAGCAGATCGTTAGCCACGGCTTGAGTGATGTTCTCACAAGCCAATCCTTTCCATAATCTAGCTCTTGGCCATTCTTTGGCATCTGCTGCTGGCTTCCATGAAGCTTTGGCATAAGTCACTCCGTCTGCGTCTAATTTGGCGAAGGGATAGCATAGCACACGACCACTTGGAAGTGCGTACCATAGGTGTAAACCATCAAACAAATAGGTCACACGACCTGCGCTGAACTCATGGCCTTTGTTACGCATCGCCCTTGTGTAGGCGCTCTCAAGGTTCTGCCAATACGGCACAGCCCATGAGTTAGCCAGGCGCCAGCCATTGACCATGCGCTTGGCTTCGGCTTCAGGCAACAAGATGCCGTAGGCTCGACCCATCGCAGCGAAGGCACCGACACCACCTGCGAATCCGCAAGCCAGCTCTTGAACCTTACCAATCTGACGTTGATCACCATTGACAGCCTCAACAGGCACATGGAACGTGGCAGAGGCGTTGACCTTGTAGACATCCTCACCTTGGCGGAACAACTCTAGCTTACGCTCACCTGCCTCGCAGTTGGATAGCCAAGGGTTGACACGCGCCTCGATGGCCGCCCAGTCAGCAACGACTAATGATTTTCCCCGTTCGGGTATGAGTGAGGGACGTAGCATTCCTTTAAGGACATCCGTAACGCGTCGTCCGTAGGTCGGAACGATTTGATGTCCTCGCACCATGGCGTGTCGTACAGTGTCGGGATCTTTGGCACATTTACGTGTAAAGTTGTGTACTTGCGCTCCATAGCTTGAAGCACGTCCAGTGGCGCTACCGCCAGCAAAGACAAAAGCTCCTCTAACTCTTGAATCTTCTTCATCTGCTAACTCCGCTAATCTCTTGAATTTTGCAACACTAGACGCCCATAGGTCGTCCGCACATTGGATAACATCTGCAACTTCCGCCGGTATTTCATCGGGGTTTTCATCAGCAAGAATAAGTAAGTTAGCTCGAACTGTTTTGTCGATTGAATATTTCTTCTCGCCATCTTTATAACTCTCCATCAGTTTCTTGGCTTGGTCACCCACACGGGCGAGCACCCATTCTCTCATGCGTGGGCTGCGAACGGATGTAATTTCACCCTCAGTAATCTCAGCCACGAGGTTCTCAATCTCAGCCAACTCCTCACCTGCGTAGCGCACGGCTGCCTCAGCCAAGGGCTTGTCGAGCAACACACCGCGGTCATTGATGCGCTCGCTGACGTGGTAATCAAGCAACTCCTCGTTGGATAGCTCACGCATGGCCAACGAAATGGCTCGCATGGCTCTGACGTCTTGTTCGCAGTAGGCCACCATCTCAGCCATTAGGTCAGGGTCAGTGTTAAACGTACCATCACCGCGTGGGATAGATAGCAGGCGTATCAACTGTGAGCCACGGTGATCCTTCTTCATGGACACCGAAGCGAAGCGACCCACGTCATCAAGCGAGCCAGGCGCGCAGTTGGCGCGGGCTTGCGTGGCGGTGCAGTAGAACTGCTCTAGGTCGTAATTGATTTGGAGCACGTACCAGAAGATGAGTCGCTCAAAGGCTGCGTTGTGCGCCCTGATTTGACCCTTGTGGTTACGTACTCGCTCAGGAAAAGGTTGATCAGGCGTCCAAGTCTGGACATCCCCATCGTCAAAGGCATAGCTCATGCAGAGCACATCGGTGCTACCGTCTTGAGCGTAGTTGTAAACGCCACGACTGAGTAAGTCGCAACGACTACGGGTTTCAAAGTCTAACCAAAGTGTTGTCATAGTGTAGGTGGGGCTACTCGCTGCGTCTAACATAGGGCAATCCTTGTATATAAGGGCAATCCTAGTTTGTTAGCATCCGCTTTCACCCCTATTCTTTAGCTACGACGGCGACGTGTTGATGCAGGCGCAGCTTCTTCAGCTTGCGGTGCTTCAATCTTAGGCGCATCCGCAGGCGCAGCTTCCACATCCATCGTCACCCATTCTTGGATGTCGAACACTGGTGTGTAAATGCGACCATAAGACTTGTGCGTGTAGTGTTCTTTCTTGAGTAGCACCACTGGTACTGGCTTGGTTTGATCCTTCTCTACTTGCGTAGCGATGGCCACAGCCAAGGCTTGAACAGAACGCTTACCGCCAACCGAAGTTGTTGTATAGCGCGCTTCCATGCCCTTATCTTCACCTGAGATGCACTTCATTGAAAGACCAACCTGTGCTTCCCAACCTTTTTTAGCGTTAGGTGGAGCAGCGTCTAGCTCAGGCAAAGGCTGTGATACAGACACCATCTTCTCACCAAGAACTTCACCATCACCCCATGCAATGAAGCCATGCACGAATGAGAATGGATTGATTGCCCAAAGAGCGTCGTCCTCGATTTCTGTTTGGTCTGCACCGAACACCCAGTGACCTGTCTTGTCCATCTTGATGATAACGACGCCAGCAGGGCCGATTTCAGTTTCGATAGAACGCAAGGCTGTTGTTAATGATGCTACTGAAGGTAGATTACCTGAACCGAAAGATACTAAATTTGACATGATTGATTCCTTTATTGAAGTTTAGAGAGGGCTGCGGTCAATTGCTGCCCGATTTGCAACACCGCTGGGCGTGGATCATCCACGGGTGCCAACGTACTACCTGAGCTAATCGCAACAACGTGATTAGCGGGTAATTCTTTTTTCGCCTTCTTAAGTATCTTTTCTGCTTGAGCAGGCGACAGTAATTTTTTAGTATACAACTCGTCAGGTGACAAGTCGTTCATAAGTTCTTTGGCGGCCAGTTCCTCATCCACCCATTGACGTGTGGCGCGCTTGGCTACTAATTTCCAGCCTGGCACTTCTTTGCCAGACTCCAATACTTGATGCGCTAGGGCGCGTAGGTCTGTAATCCACTGCTCTAACATATCCGCGTTTTTAAGATAGCCACCAATGTGTACCACGTCTAACGCTTCAATCTGCGCTTTTAATGCACGGTCTACTGCACCTGTCATTTTAGGACAGACAGGCTTGGCGGCACACCAACGGCAGTGCTCGCCATGGCTCAACGGTGCGTCAGGCTTTTGTGCAATCTGTACGGCCATCTTGAGTTCATTCTCAAACGCTTTGATGCGCTCGGGTGTTGTTATCCAACGCTTGATTTCAGGCGGTTGCACAATGATGCACTCAATCTCAGTCGCACCTTCAAACACCCACTGCGACTCTTTGGTACGCATAGCTGCGGCTGCATAGAACATCAACTGTTGGTTTTCTTCAGCGTCAACGGCTACGCCTGAACCAAACTTCCAATCCAAGACGATAGCTCTTGTCCCAATACGACCAAGGAGATCGGTACTACCAAACACATCAGGAAGAAAATCGCCAAAGCCAACGCGAGTTTCAGTTGCATATTCCATCTCCTTCTTAGGGTCTACTTCGTCTAACAAGTCCAAGGCTGGGAACAGCTTGTCCTCTAATAATTCTTTGGTGAACACCACGTCGTTGTACTTAGTGCCTAAGAAATCAATAGGCGCTTTATTTGTTTCAAGCACTTCAGAAATGATGTTATGTAATAGGGTGCCTTCGTCAGCGTATTTGCTACTTGGCTTTGGTGGCACTGTGTCGCATAGAGCAACTGAGCCTGGACAAGCAATCACACGCTTGGCTGTTGAACCGCCGACAACTCGGCTGTGGGCTGTTACGACTGTCATTTAATTTCCTTTACTTTATTGATTGAGATTCCACTGTATCACAGAAATAATTATTGTGCAAAACTTTTTTACTGTGGTATATTCTGTTACACAAACAGGAGAATACACTATGTTAGAAAAAGAAGTAGAGAAATATTTTATCTGGGCTGTGCAACGGCTAGGTGGCATCACCTATAAGTTCCGCAGCCCTACACAGCGCGGTGTTACAGACCGCATCGCTTGTTTGCCAGGCGGTGTGACATGGTTTGTAGAACTTAAAACTGAAGGTGGTAAGTTGAGTGCGCTGCAACAAGTTCATGCTCACAATCTTAAGTCACTGCATCAAAACTACGCTTGCTTGTGGTCAAAAGAACACGTTGATACTTGGATGGACAATGCGCTACCTCGTTAAAGATGAAACAGGCCAAGCCCTGCGTATCTTCCACACCCGTGCTGAAGCTGTTGCATTTATGCAACATGATTGGTCATTAGTCGTGCTTCCACGCAAAGTAAAACCTAATCTATTTGACATCGTTGGAGAGGCACCATTTTGAAATTACGTGATTACCAAGAAAAGGCTGCCGATTTTTTGTACGAGCATGACCGCGCCATGATCCTTGCGCCTGTAGGTGCAGGCAAGACGGCCATCACGCTGACCGCCATGTCCGATATGTTGCGCTGTGGCATCGTCAAGCGTTGGCTAGTGTTAGCCCCTAAACGTGTCTGCACCGATGTGTGGCCTGTCGAGCAACCCAAGTGGGCGTCTGAAATGCCATTAGCGGTTGCAGTAGGTACGCCAGCGCAACGCCTACACGCCCTCATGTCTGATATGCCTGTGGTGGTGACTAACTACGACAACATACAGTGGTTAGCTACGCAAGACTTGAACTTTGATGGCATCGTGTTTGATGAGCTAACAAGACTCAAGAACTCATCAGGACTGCGCTTCAAAGCCCTGTCTAAAGTGATTGACAAGATCAAGGTGCGTTGGGGTTTGACTGGTTCGTTCACTAGCAACGGCCTTGAGGATGTGTTTGGTCAGTGCAAGATTGTTGACCAGAGCCTGCTAGGTCGTGCCAAAGGCGCGTTCATGCAACAGTATTTCGTTCTTGTTAACAAGGATTTTGGCGAATGGGCGCCACGTGTAGGTTCACTAGAGGCGGTTATGAAACAAATCAAACCAGCAACATTCCTGCTAGACGCAGGCGAATACAAGGACAAGCTGCCACCATGCCATGTGGTTGAGATGAAGTGCGACCTAGACGACAGAGCACCCTACGAAAAGATGAAGAAGGACTTTGTGGTGGAGTTTGGCACTGAGCAGATTACAGCCGTCAACGCAGGTGTGGTAACAGGCAAGTTACAGCAGATGTCGTCAGGCTTCGTTTACAACACCGAAACGACTGCATCGGACACGCCTGGCAAGTTCAACGTATCCAACACACCTCTGTGGTTCAGTTACCATAAGTTTGACCTGCTAGACGAGTTGCTTGAGGAAAACCAACACGCCAACACCATCATCGTCTACAACTACGTAGAAGAACTGGCTGAACTCAAGCGCAGGTATCCTCACGCTCAGACGATTAACGACACCAAGGCCATTGAGCGTTGGAATGAGGGCAAGATTGAACTGCTATTGATTCACCCTAAGTCAGCCGGTCATGGCTTGAACTTACAGCATGGCGGTTGCAAAATGGTGTTTGTTTCCCTGCCTTGGAGCTTGGAACTGTACGAACAAACCGTTGGGCGCTTGCACCGATCAGGGCAGACGCACGACGTTTGGGTTTATCTATTGATGGCTAACAAGACAATAGACGAACGCATTTGGGGCGCCCTGAAGGATAAAAGGGCCATATCTGACATAGCACTAGAGGAACTGAAATGAGCAACTTAATTGAAAAAGCCAAGCAAATGGCTGATGACATTGACGAATACGCACCAGACACGAACATCGCACACATGATCCGTGACTTGGTTTTAGAGATTGAAATTTTAGAAAGGAAGTTACATGAGCAAACTGTTAAGCTTAAGAACACAACTAAAGGCTGCTAAGGCCGAGGCCACCATCCGTGCTAGGTTTGCTACATCTGCCAAGCGCGCCCATGAGCGAGCCGTTAATAAGGTTGTACAACTGAACGAAAGGATTATCCGTGAAAAGATTAAGCTGGCGCGCACTAAATGATGTGCTGACGCAACTCACCGAAGATGAGCTAGTAACCATGCTCAACGAAGAACGCACTGGCGAGCGCCGTGCTTCTGTTTTACAACGCTTGCACCAACGATATACGATTGTGCGAGCATCCCGTGAACGTATTGAGATTATGAAAGAAGCAGCCCAGCCATGACCGACTTTAGTACATGGAGCCATGCAAATTTGGTAAAGTTTGCTAGTGACAGCACCCAAGAGATGCTGCATTTACGCGAAGATTTACGCGTCGCCATTGACGCATACAGAACTTTATTGAAAGAAACACCGCATGAACAGAATTTGCAGCAACTGCCAACTGAGCAGCTACAACCAAACGGGGCGGAGAATCACCAGCCCGGATGGCCTCACATACAAGTGGATTTGTTTTAGATGCAACGAACTAAGGAGAGAACGTGAAGAACAGCGACAGAGAGCTCGTGAAACAAATGATTAGCGCAGGACGTTACAACGCCGTTTTAGACTTTATGCCCGCGGTCATAGATGGCGATGCTAAAGACATAATTGAAAAGATGGGTGATAAGTGGTGCTGCCATAAAGACAACCAAGTCAAACGCTTAGACGTGCCTGTGGAGATCCTCAGACAGAACCAACCTAAGGTGCTGAAAAAGAAATGAGCAAGCCTGCCATCATTACCCTGTACGCAGTGGCCTTTATCGTGAGCGTGGTGTTTGCTTACGGTACAGGTCACAAGCATGGACGCCATGCCCAACTATCTTACCAAGCAGTCATGGAGATAGTTAAGGCGCAATTTACTTGTAGATTGGATTTAAAATGAATTGTTGTGATGAATACGGTAACTGCAATCAAGGGCGTGATTGCCCTGCTAGATCCACCGCCTCAGACCTCAACCGATCAACGCGAGCAGTCCAACCTTTACCGAAGGTAGCAAACGTAGGTAAGCCAGCTAAGAAAGCTTGGCGGCTGTCACAATACCCGTTGATTAAGTCAATCAAGGCTTGGTTCTCAAACTGATTGATGGCAGCTAAGGTCTTTTCACCGATAGCGCCGTCTGCTGCCACGCCGATGTAAGCCTGCAATAGCTTGACTGCTCGACCAGGGCCAGAGTTAACCGCGGTGTCAAACACGCACAAGTCTAAACCTGCAGGTAACTCAGAGCATTTTGTAGCGTTCCAATACTTTCGCTGGTATAGTGGGGTCACATCCGCAGGCTGTAGGGCTCTCATTTGCTTTTCGTCAACTGGATGACCCACCCATTCTTCCCAAACACGCTTGGTTACGCCCAAATTAGTCATACCGCCTGGATCAGCAGGGTGATTAACGTAACCGCCTTCTTCTTTAAGAGTGTGCGCTATAGCGCGGTCAAGGTTCTCAAGCATCTTTTTTACCTCTCATCTCCATAACCTTCTCGACAGTCCTACCACCAAAATAAGCCAAGAACACGATTTGACCCCACTGCCCTAGCAAATTTACATAGCTCTCTTGGGCATTAAGACCAAACGCAGACATTGTTGTAAATACAAAATATGCAGTAAAAATAGCAATCAACGCTAAAGGGCGGATGTTTTTAGATAGCCAAGAATCGGAACTCATGTCAGCTTCCCAACGCTTAGAAACTTCTTGCATTTCAGCTACATCAGCTTGCAATTCAGCCATGCGGCCTTCTTGTTGCATCTTGAGCAACTCAGCTTGAGCCTTAGCTTTAGCTTCAGGATCTGGAACAAACTTGTCAAGCACTTTCATGCCAACATCTAGTAGGGCTGCAATAGGTAGCATATTAGTTTCCTAATCGGTTAGTTGTTGCACGTTTAAGGGTGTTCATTTCAGAACGTAGTGTAGAACTTGTTACGTCTAGCTCAACTTTTTGTGCAGCCATGCCAGAACGTAGTTCTTTCTGTGTGCTTTCTGCAACAATCTTAGCTTCACGAGCCGCCATCAACGCTTCGGCTAGACGCTCTTGCATCTTAGCAATGACCTCACGCTGATCCGCTACCTTTTCTTCTAATAGCTTGACCTTTTTTTCAGCCGTAGATGCTGACGCGGCGGTACCGCTGTAGCCTTCGTACATCTCTTTGACTTCGTTGAACTTAGTGATGCCTGTGTAGCCAGCACCCAAGATGGCAGGTACGCCAGCAATCATAAAACCAGCAATCATGGTGTTTTGTTTGGCCCATGCTACCCACTTGGATACAAAACCTTCTACTGCGTCTAGTTTCTTTAAATCACTCATTGTTCAAATCCTAAGTCTGGTGCGTTAAATGGTTGGTTAAAACTTGGTTGTTGCAGCAAGTCCATCATTATTGAGTCTTGCATCAGTATGTTGTTCGGTATGCCCTGCACTATGCTCACGTCTGGAAACACGTTCGGTTGTTGTATCCCAGGCTTCACAAATAGCTCCAACGACAACGCAAGGCCAACCGCTGACCTTACCTTCCCTTTTGGTGGCGGGGATGGGGATGCCTGTGTAGTCGAGGTTGTCTGAGAATCCGTCTTTGTCTCCGAGGCACTCGTTGGGGCAGACTCTGTCGTTGCAGATGAGCCCGCTGTCGGGGCATCGCTTGTTTCCGTCGACGATGTTGTCGGGGTTGCTTCCGAGTTCGGCACAGAATTTGGGGTCGGTGCAGTTACAGGTGAGGATTGGATTGTTGGGGCAGATGTGGCTGAAGTTGGATTCAGGGGCGACACAGGCGACACAGGGTTGGTCGGGTTGTTGATTGACTTCTTGCAAGTGTCTGATGTAGTCACCCAAGGTTGAAACGTTGGTATCCCGTATGGATCCGGACACGTAGAGGAACGAGTCTGGGTAATGCTCCCCGTATAACCAGTCTGGCAACTGAGCGTTTGTTGTTGGCTGCTTATTTGGCATGACGGCGGGTTTTGGACGCAGGTGTCGCGGATTTTGAACCAGTCGGTTGGGACTGGCTGACCATAGCTACCTGTCGGGCAGTTGGTTTCTTTTTTCCAAGTTTGGACGCCGCTTTGGTTGACGGGGCAACTTCTATCTTCGGTTTGCGCTGAGTAGGTGCAGGTGACGACTTGCGGTGGTGGGGTTGCGCCAGGGCAGCTTGGGGAGATGCTAGGGTAGATTTGGCACGCGAGCGCTTGGCACTGGGCGAGGGTTGTCCCGCCGTCAACAAAGAGGGAGCCGTAGACGGGCATCCCATTAGTCCACGAACCAGCATAACAAGCCGCTTGAACATTATTTGCTTTCGTCAAGCTTAACAGCAGCAAGATCAACAAGAGGTGGAACCGTGCCATATAGTTTCTTAAACTTTTCAGGGTAGCGTTTAATCCACTCGTTACGTGCAGCATCGCCAACGAGGCCATCAATAGGGCAAGGTGTGCCTGAAAGCATCATCGCTTGCCAATTTTCTTCTTTTGCCTGACACGCCACAGCCACAGCCGCGACTTTTAATCCGTTGTCAGATAAAAACTTAGCCCACTTACGGCTTGAGCAATCCTCATCCATCATGTATGAGCCGCCAGAGAATCCAATGACTGTAGAGCTAACAGCGCCTGACACAGCAACCAAGCAGTTGTCTTGGCTGAATGATGAGATGCTAGGCGCCATAGCACCCGCTGGTGGCTGGCCTTTGTAGTTAATTGTGGTGTCTTGTGCTATTGAAGCGGCGACAAAGCCACCAAGGATTAGGCCACCTAAAAACCAACAGATTAGTTGTGCAGTACGAATCATTTATCTGCCTTATTCTCTAAACGATCAAAAATGCGACCAAGCATCCCTTTAATTTCTGCAATGTCAACGCGGTAATCATCTTTGCGAACATAATTGTCGCTAATGTTAGACTCAATTTCGCGTTGGTTCTTTTGGACTAATTTAATTTCAGTCCAAATAATACGCATAAGCCAGCCAATTGTTGCCCCTGCACCGGCGATTACCCAGTTGATAAACGTCTGATCCATTATCGAGCCAATGCGTTTTCATTTTCTTGATCCCTCGCTAATGCGTTAGCTCCCAACGCGCCAGCCCCCGTAAACTTCTCCCCCATCTTCTTGGCGCCTTGCCAATTACTAGGGGTTTTTAACGCTTTAAGGACAGCGTTGCGTTCAGACGCAGGTAAGGTGTTAAGTAGCTCATCAAAGCTCTTAGCAGTCTTAGCTGCTTCTGTTAGCTGTGCCATCGTGCGCTTGGTCACGATTTTCCCTACAATGTCCAACGTTTTGTTGGTCGTTGTAGCCACCACGTTAAACACGTTAGGTAGCTTGAGATTGATAGCGTGGTCTTTCATTAGCTCAACCAAGGCTTGATCACCTGCTGTGGCTTGTTTAGCCATCTCAGCAGACGTTTTGACCTGTTTAGCTGCGCCTCTGAGTGTTTTCATGGCATCTTTGCTCATCTCAACAGCGATGTCGTAGTTGCCAGAACCAAAGATTTTCTCGACCACTTCTGGTGAGTTGCCCTCAACCAAATCAACAAACTGTTGCGGTGACTTCTTGTACAAGTCCATCGCTTGCGCGCCCAACTTGGTTTGACCGATACGCTGAGAACCCTTAGTGTAATTCTCTAAGTATTTACGGTAGCCTGTACCGCCTGCGCCTTCGATGGCATCCACCAATAACGGCTTGATGTCCGACAATACTTCGGCAGCCAAACGTTTTTGAGCCGTAGCATCCATGCCTGGGCGTAGCTTCTCAATCGCTGCGTTAACAGAGTTCTTACGGATGGCGTCCAAAGCTCTAGCATCAACCACACCGCCTGAGCTAGTCCACTTAGCGATGTCGTCGGCTACGTTACGCACTGCGCCTGCCAACACATCGTTACCTGCAAACGCTGGGTTGTCAGCAATACCCATAATATTTTGTACCAACGGCGCACCTTCAATAGGTTTGATACCGTAGTTACGCAAGGTCTTAGCTGCATCACCTGCAAAACGAGCGCCTTGACCAAGGTCTAAGGATGCCTGCGCTGCTTTGTCAGACCATTCGCCAAAAGCTTTTTCAGCCAACTCATTAGCGTAAGTGTAGCGAGCAGTGCTTGTTGGCAAGCCTTGTTTGATAACTTGCAACTTAGCGTAGGCTTCTGCTGCATTACCTGCGCTGATCAAATCACGCACTTCTTGTACTTTGGCCGCCGCTTCTTTACCTAACTTACCTGCTTGGGCTTCATATTCAGCCACAGACTTGCCTAAGTTAGCGCGGTTCAAGGCAAGCTCACGCTCTGGGCCAGTCATGGCGTTCAAAGCGTTTTTAGCGTTGGTAAGCGTGTTGCGAGATGCAGTAGCTGTTTCGCCACCTGCCAACTGGCTTAGTTTGTTAACGGTTGCAAAGTCTTGTGTGTTTAATAGATCAGTAAAGAACTTAGGGTCGCGTGTAGCAACGTTCTTGAGCAAGGATTGTACGGTTGGCTGATTAAGACCTGCGTCTGCAATCGCCTGTGCTGGTGTTACCCCAGGCGCAGCGTTGCGCAGGGCGTTTAATACTTGGTCTAATTCTCCGCCTGCTACAGCCTCACGAGCAATCTTAGCGGCCTTTTGCGTAGGAATCTGACGTAAATCGGCTACTTTACCCAATACGTTAGATACGCCTTCAGCTACTTTACTTGCGCCTTTGGCAATCACTGGAGCAACTACACGGCCGCCTGCCTCGTACGTTGCACCTTCTAAAATGTTTTTAGCAGGTTCGGTAACTAACTGTTCTGTAGTGCGAGGTGCTTTCAACCCTAACGCAACGTCTGCTTGTTCTAGTGCTTCTTTAGCGATGCCGTAGCCTAAACCTGCACCAGCTACACCGCCTGTGGCAGTACCAACTGGGCCAGCAACTGTACCTGCTCCGCCGCCTAAAAGACCGCCAACAATAGCACCGCCTGCTTCAATTGTAGGGCCAAGCACCTGACGGGCTGTTACAGCACCTTCATACAACTTTGGATACTTTTTAGCCCAATCAGGCGCACGTTCAGGTTGCACGTTCTCACGTGTTGCTGTGGCCTCAACAGGCGCTAATTTACCGATGTCGTAGCCATTCGCAGCTAGTTTTTCGGTTAGCTGCGCTTTGGTTGTGCCTTCAGGCACGTTCCGTAACAGCGTTCCATCTGGTAGGCGGACATCCATAACAGGCCTTATTTCAATGTGTTAAAGTCAATAACGTTCTCTGCTCCTGCAGGTACGCCAGTACGAGGTGCGGCAGGCGCTGCGTTAGGTACAACAGGTGATGTTTGACCTGCTCTAGCACGTGAGCGCTCCATACCAGTACGCAAGATGCCTTGCAACTCACGAGCCGCTGAAATGTACTCTGACTCTTTAGACGCCTTGTTCATACGCATGATGGCTGCAGTAGCTTTTTCACCTTCTTTTTCAGTGATAGAACCGCCGCCTTTAAGGGCGTTAAACGCTTCCAAGAACGCTTTACCTTCGATTTGTTTCTGACGAACTTCATAAGACGCTGTATCAGAACCTTCAATAAACCGCATACCTGGTACAAGTGCTGCACCAACGTAATTTTTAAAGCCTGGGTGAGGCTTGGTTGCTTTCTGAATAACTTTACCGTCTTTATCTTTAATTTCTGGCTTACCAACCATTTCGTCAATAAGACGGATACCTTCTTCAGCAGTTTGGATTGCGCCTGGCAACGCTTGTTCAGCAACAGCTTTGTTCTTACCAAGTGTCTGGCCATACTCTTTAGCACTGGCCAAATTAGCTTGCAATGTTGGGTCAGTGTCTTTAGCCAAACGCTCACGTTTAAGACCAATGTCTTGTTTTTGGAACTCGCTAAGGCTCATTTGCTCTAAGCGCTTTTCGGCGTTAACACCCATTTGCAAAAGTGTTTGTTTACGTTGCTCAAGAGGCATACCGCTTACTTGCGACCACATTTGTTTAGCTTGATCAGGTGTCAATTCACCTCTTAGAATGCCATCTTCTAAATGCGCTGTAATGTTTGCGTCTGAAGGATTAAAAGCTAAATCAGAGATACGCTGACGACTTCGCTCCAAAGATTGCTTGTCAATGTCGCCTTTTAGCTTTTTAGTTTCCAAGCCTGCTTTTTCTTGTTCGGCCATTAGTTTGCCGTAGCCTAAGCCAGTTTTACCAAACTTAGCCAATCCAGCGCGTGTTTCAGGTTTAGATAAATCAGCACCAGCTAAATAGTTACGCACTTGTTCTTCTTCAGCTAGACCGCGTTGAAGTTCTTGCGCTTTCAACATATTAACAGTTAACTCTTGCTGTTTAGCAAACTGGTTTGCTGGGTTTTCAATCTGTACGGGTCTATACCCTAACGCGATGTTTGGATCAATAGTAGCCATATATTATCCTTCGAAAGGCATCATTGCTGATACTGGTGGGCCGTATGAGGTATTGACGCCGCCGTAATTAGGCAATCTGTTTAGCAATTGTTGGTTTTGATAGAAGTTAATACCTTGACCGACACCCTGCGCAATAGCGTTAGCAGAACCAATTTGACCTGCAGCGGCTGCATTACCTGCGCCAATGATGTTAGCGCCAATTTGTGAACCAAATTGACCAGCAGCGTTAGATAGCGTGTTTGCAGATGTTTGACCAACGCCCGCCAATGATTGCAACGGTTGTAGTCTGTTAGTACGTTCAGCGTAATAACGATTGAACGCATTTTGATATTCTTGTGACGCTAAGTCTTGACCGTAGCGTTGCGCACCTTTGAGCGTTGCACCCGATAGTAGACCCCCTCTTGACGCGGCTGTACGATCTAAGGCTTTCATACCTTCAGATAAACGGAACGCATACCCTGGATCAGCCGTAAATTTTGTTTCAGAGAACGCTTTGTCGAATTCACCGCCTGGTTTAGTGCCTAGCGATAAACGATTAAGGGCTAGTTCGCCAGCTTCTCGATAAGGTTTTTGTAGCTCAATTTGACGCTCAAACATCCGTTCTTGCGCGGCAGTTGCGTCTGCTGCGGCGGCGGCTTGAGTGCCTGCGGCTGATTTAGCAGCTTTAGAGCCTAAAACTGAGCTACCTACTGTAGCAACTGCGGCTATCGTACCTGTAATTGGATCAGGCATTTTTAAACTCCTTCATGTAATCATCGTATGTTTCACCATACAATCCTAAAACAATGTGGGCGTTATCCGCCGCAAAAACAGGGCCGTGACACAACTGCACCACAGCTAAAACAATATCGTAGTACCCGGCTCGCCATGTGTACGACTTAGCGTCTGCATTTCCTGCACGTTCTACCGTGTCTGATGCTTGCCATTTTAGTATATTTACACCAACTATAGAAGATAAGCAATAAGAATTAGCGATAAAAAACTGGTTTTGTTGCATACTAACTAGCGTATTCCAAATCAAAATGTTCAAGTCTTTACGGTCAACGGGGTCGCCATCTGCAAAATCGTCAAACACTTGGAACGCATGGAACAAGCTTATTAGCCAGTTTACGGCGTCAGGCGGTAATAACAACCCTTGCGAGAAGTGTTGTTGCAGTGCGTTTAGGCTTTTATCCATTAGCTTGTAATCTGTCTGCCAGATGCACGAATGTTGATGGCTGCGGCTGTACCCGCAATTGTGGAGATGAAATCGCCAGAGTTCATCACCTGACCAACCAACTCAGGGAAGGTATACACTTCCGTTGGTTGTAGCGTCTTAGTCTTGGTAATCAAGTTGGCGTTACCTGCCGTACCCGCCGTGGTGACAATGTTCACGCTGATTACCGCAGCCGAAGCGCTAAAGTTAGTAGCCGTGAACTTATCAATGATGGTTTTAACACCATTAGATGTATATTGTGTTGATTGGCTATCTTCAGCAATCTTGGCGGGTATGAGTACGCTAACAGTAACTGTCATGGTTTATCCTTAGCAATCAATTGCATCAGCAAATTCAGGTAAAGTTTTTAAATGTGCGTACGCTTGTTTGATAGGGTTTTCGCCATCAATATTATAATCAAACAAAAACGTTTTACTCATTAACATTTCAGAACTGTTATCAACGGCGTACAATACGTCACAATAAAGTTCATTTTTATTGCCTTTAATTTGCCAAACTTTAACGTACACTTTGTTAACAATTAACCCTTTAAAATCTATATTTTTTAATAGTGCCATTTTTATTCCTTTTAATTTAAATTACAACGTTTTAATCTGTCCAACAAATGCCTTGAACTGTAAACATTACTGGAATGTTTGTCGCCGAGCCAAACGTTGTTCCATCAACCGTGTACGCTGTTAATTCATACTGCGTTAAGCTGACTTGGGCAGTCGGGACAACAGACACCTTCGGATTGGTTGCATCCGTTCTATTCAAAGAATAAATAAGCGTGTTTGTCGCTGGCGTTCCACGAACATCGCGGCGAACGGTTACGTTGTACGTTTCAGTGGTGTTGCCGCTTGTCAACGTCCAACCAGCGTCATAAACGGACGTGGGTTCAAGAATCCATGCAAAATCTTGATAACGGTTGCTGTTTGAGCCGTTATACAAAAAGGAAGAACTACTTAGGTTTAATATTCTGTTTTTATCAAAGGTTATGCCGCTGTACGTTCCTGGGTCGTACAAAACGCCAAACCCAGGCGTGTTAGCAGAAACACCTGTATTGTTAAAAAAACGATTGTTTCTTAGCACAACATTAGTCATTGTCGTGCCTATTAAATAACCGTAATACGTCCCTGCGCCAGACCCATCAGGTTGCACACCGTTAATTTCATTACTTTCAAAAACAACGTTGTCGCAAACACCTGCGATTGAAAAACCTGAACGCCAGCTATTTTTACTTATGTTATTAGAAACTATACAGTTTTTAGTTTCGTCAACATATAGTGCACCGTATGTAGATGCGTAACCGCCGCCATTAATGACTTGATTTCCAATAATAGTAATGTTTAAGTTTGGCATACCCGCTAAACCTAAAGACGCTATGCCTAACCCTGAATCGACAGCAGCGGCGTTGCCTTCAACAATGTTATTAGAAAAAACAATGTTTTCGCTTGGCTGTTTATATGTGTCAGTGCTTGAATCATATTGGGCATACATACCATTTTTGCAGAAATACACCTGGTTGCCGTCCACCACGCATTTGAATGCAGCATGAATATCAATGCCTGTCCATTGTGCAACATTGGAAACCACGTTGTTTGTGATAACGCAATTTGTTGGTCGGGAAGAATTAGCCGTTGTTTGCGTTGAATCGCGTGTAATTGAAATGCCGTACCAATTAGTTGCGCCAGCAGAAGAATTAATGTTTGAAATTCTGTTGCCGTCAACAATTCCATGAATTACGGATAACAAAGTAACGCCAGCATACCCGCAGTAAGAAATATTGTTGTTCAATATCCAAACATTAGATGCGTAATCAATGCGAATGCCAAAACCCGCAACACCATTGATTGTGCAATTTTGGATTTTAATGTTTGTGTATTGCAATGGCGTTGAAGTGCCAGAAACATAAATTGCGTTGTCTGCCGTATTTGCTGTTGGAATCAACGTGCTAACACTAGCACCATTAAATGTCAGTCCATCAATTTCAATATTACTACTGTCAATGTTTAACATTGATGTACCAGTAACGCTTGTTTTTTTCAAAACACCGGAACCAAACAAACGAATTTTGCTAGTAATGTTGACGGAAGCGACAACGTAGACTCCTTCAGGAAAATACACCTCATCAGCGCCTGAATTAACAGCAGCTTGAATTGCAGCAGTGTCGTTAGTTACACCGTCTCCTGTTGCGCCAAAATCCAGCACATTGGCTGGAGCGCCTTGAATCATTGCATAAGTGACTTTTGTCAATGCCATAATATATCCTTAAACGTAATCGTTATTTAATGCTTTTAAGTGCTGCAATTTCAACTGCTTGCGCGTCTACGATTGCTTTAAGTTCTTTTATAGAAGCCACTAGCAATGGGATCATTTCGGTGTAACGCAATCCCAAAGTTTTATCTTCATCGCTTCTTACATCAACAGCTTCAGGAAAAACCGCTTGCACATCTTGGGCAATTAAAAATGCACGACTTACATTTTCTTCATCAGTTTTGTACCTACCTGTAACTGAGCGTAGTTGAGACACTTTATCAATTGCATTTTCAATAGGTTTTAAGTCTGTTTTAGTGCGCTCATCTGAGCTTGAAACCCATGATGTTCCGTTCCAACTCATGTATTGCCCTGTTGACCCGTTGGCATAAATAATAAATTCACTAGCACTAGTCATGCCAAGTGTCCAAACACGATCTGCAGTTGCATTAGAATTTCTAAGGTTTAACTGTTTGGCATCTGTAGATAGTCCATGTATTGCACCTGAATAACTATATCCGTTAAGTGTGGAAGTAGTACCCACTAATAAATTACCAGTTGCGTCAATATTGACTTGCTGTCCACCATTTGCACCTGTTCCTGTTGCTGCACCATTTCCAAAAGATAATTGCTGATTAGCATTAAAATAACTAATATAACCTTGGTTGGTCCCGCCGCTTGCCATAAATATTGAAACACGACCAACAGAATTTCTAATTTCAAGTTTTTCAGAAGGACTACTTGTACCAATACCTACATTACCAGAGCTATCAATTCTCATTGATTCAACACCACCTTCAGTAAAGGCAATAGTGTCAGCCGCAGGGAAGAAAATGCCTGTGTTAGTGTCACCTGTTACAGAATACGCGGGAGCGCTTACAGACCCAGCCGCAGGGTACAAAGGTGCTGAAATATCGGCAGATCCATTAAAACTTTGACCCCAAAGATTCCTTGCAGTTGTTAACGTAGCAGCACTGCCTGTTGTGTTTTGGTTTAGGGTAGGTATGTCTGCCGCAACTATGGTACGAAATGTAGGTACTCCTGCCGATCCGTTAGGCGCTGCAAGAAAATTGTTTGCAGTTTTGCTTGCATATGGGTTTTGTGTGTCGCCATACCCTGCCGACAAACTAACAACAGGGGTAGAAGTGCCAGTAGCTACGGCTACTGGTGATGTACCACTTACGCTAGTGACTGTACCAACCCAAGTTTTGTTAGCTATGGTTTGTACATTGTTGCTAGTGTCTTTATAAAACAATTTTCCGTCAGCAATATTGACCGCCAACTCAGAACCTTTGGTGTCATTAATTAGATTGCCCGCCGCAGGGGTATTTGTCGGTGTGGAGCTAGAATAAAGCTGGATGGGTGTAAAATTTGTTTGTGCCATGCTTAATACTCCACTTCAATTTTTGAATTAAATGGCGGCGCTTCAGAAAATAACAATGTTGTCCCACTAGTAATTGAAAACGTATTTTTAAATTGATATACGCCGTCAATAAACACGTTTATAAAATTTTCAGATATTGGTGCTTCAGGTAATGTAAACGAAACTTGTACCCCATTACCTGTAAAATTAACAATGTTAGTAAAAGGTGCGTCGTTTAAACCTGTAATGTTGTCGTAAGTGCCAATTAATACGTTATTGCTATCAGTTAATATAAATTTGTACGTAATTCCTGCGGTTAACCAAATTTCACCTGATCCAGATACACGACCAGAAGCGTTTAACACAATAGGATTAGACCAAGGTACATTACCTGCGCTAGTTGTATAAGTAACTGCTGGAGTAGTTGTGCCTGCCAAATAAGTCTGCAACTTACCGCCGGTCAACACGTTGCCGCTATTATCAAAGAACTGGGCGGCTACGCCACCAACGGGAGAAAGATTAACGGCCATAAATAGCTCCTAAATTTAGCCTAATTCTATGATGTTTTGAATTAAATGTCATTAAAAATTACCCCCACCAATACCGCCAGTTGCATTTAATGTTGTGAACTTACCTGAACTAGTCGTCGTATCACCTATCGGAGTGCCATCAATGTTACCGCCTGTGATGGATACGTTGTCGGAGTTCTGTGGGGAGATTGTACCTAATTCGTATGTTGGTGCTAAGTCTGCATTGCTAGTGCGATTGATAATTGCTGTAAATTCATCAATTGTTACAGTCGGCGGCCCTTGCTGTATATCTTCTAAAGATGTTGGGTTAGTGCCTGCGCCTGTCAAATCAAACAGATTTAAAAAGAAACGATACCATTCACGCGAAATCAACCCTGTCGTAGGGTCAATAATCTGTACCCGTGGGGCGGGTATTTTGGTAATGTTTAACGGACTAGCCATTACGCATTCGTTCCGTCAACAATCAGTTCAGCGCCCACAATAGCAATCTTGACTGGATCCGTGCCTGACACCTCATACACGCGGTCACGTAGCTTTAAAGTCATACCTAGACGACGCCAAAACGCACGGAAACCAAACGCGCCGATACGGCCCATCTTAGTCCAATGCTCGCTTGACCATGTATGACCACCATCATCTGACCAACGCATCATCACCTCTGGGTCGCTGCCCTGACCTAAATTTAAACCAACACCTGTTTCGCAGTTGAGTTGTAAGCTGTGTTGAGCCGTACGTTTGAGGTTGTTAGTGCCTGATGGCAACGCTCTCCATGACCTAAGCCACTTCTGAATCGCACCGTTGTCGCTACTGACATCTAGGTCAAAAGCGTAAATGTTGCCGTTTTCGTAGTCACCCACGATGATTTCACTATTAAAGTTCATCTGACAGTTGCTACGATGGCGAGTAAATGAGCCGTTATCCCAACCTGCCCGTTCATGCCACGATTGCGTAATAACGTCGTAAACCCACGTTTTGTTTGCACTTGGGAAATTAAGAACGTAGAAAGTGTGACCGTCTTGTTGATAAGTGTAAGCAACCGCGTCAGTTACATCGCCGTACTGTTGGATTTGCCATTCGATTGAGTGATTAGACGCGCGGACGCCTGTGTAGCCATTAGACCTATAGACAATACCGCTACCACGGGCGTCAGAACCTAGCCAGAACACGCTGTTATCCGCTTTGGCTACTGAGTATGGTGCAAGACAGCCAATCTCGTTGGCGGCACCTTGGATACGTGCTAAAGGGAAGTCAGGCGTACCTGCGTCGTACCAAACCTCAATTGAATTAGTACCCATCAACCAAACTTCACGGTTATTGACCACCACGGCTGTTAAACCGTCTGGTGAGCCTTCTGCGCTGGCAAAGTCTAACGGATCAACGCTAGTGCCGTCTAAAATGGCTGTAACCCATACTTTTTGGCTGTTTGGCTCGTTAAACACAAAGTAACCATCTAAATAAGCCACAGTCACTGCGCCTGGAAAGTCAGGATCAGTTATTTGCGTGAATACGTTAGTTGTTTTGTTGTACACGTAGCCTTGCGGGTTGGCTGCAATAGCTAACTGAGTACCGTTGTCAGCCATGCTGACTGGGCCAGTACCTGCAATTGTGCCTAGCAAAGTTGCTGTGTAGCTAGTGTCAATCTTGTATAAGCTATTACCTGACACAACAAAAGCAATGCTTGCGTCTGCTTGAAAAGCCCACAAGCCACGAATAGGGCCAAGACCAATACTAGCTAACAAACGCAAGCCAGGGGCGCGTTGTAGCCACCCTGCGGTTTGACCTTCATTAGGGATGGCTTCAGGGAAAAGGTTGACCATGCGGTTATCCGCCGCGTTAACACTGCGAGCGACGTACGCCTGTCCTAAGATAGGCGTCTGCATTAGAAGTTACCGCTGTAGATGTTGAAGCGCTGACGAGTCGCTACCAAGCTGTATGGCAGCGCCATGATGTCGTCAGGATTGTTGATGCGCTTCAAGTTACGCTTAGATGTCATAGCAATACGTGACACCTGCGGGTTAGGGTTAATACCGAACTCGGCTGCAATTTCAAGCGCCAAATTGTATTTAAACGCTCTCAAATAGCCAGGTGGCATGGTGATGTCAGTTGACAAGCTAGGTACGTTAGTAATTGGCTCAACCGATACAAAGTGGAACTCAAGCGGCTTAGTAGGTACTGGGTATACATACACTTCAATGTCAGGGTAGGTCATATTGACCCACATTACCTGCGGATACGTGGATGTGACTGTTTTAACTGCAATACCGTTGTATTGTTGTTGGTTGATCAGCTTGATACCAAACGAGATGTTGTTAGACGGATCACGGAAGTATGTTGCATCATCGACCAAGATAGGGCGTTGTCCAACAAGCGACCCTGTAGGGCCAAGCGTGTTAGATATTTGATTTGGTAGCCAAGTTTTTACTTGGTCTATGGTTGCGTAGACAGATAAACGTTCAGTGTTCCATGAGTCAATCATCTGATTGAGCGCAGCTAACGCGTCTTGTGACGTTGCTGCAGATGGCGTTTCACCCTCGGCTAACACCCCTAGTAAGCGCAATGCGCCGTTAATTTGGTCATTCGCCGTGGTCATGGCCGACTCCTTTAAGCTGTTTTACGTCTTGATTTTGGCTTCAATGTATTTACAACTTCGACAGCAACTGGTTCTTCAACCTGTTCTTCGACCACTTCAACTACAGGAGTTGGCGTGTCGATAGTATAGCGTGTCCAGCCGTTTTGTTCATCATTTTCGGCTTCTTGTTCCATTGTGGCAACTTTACTGCCGTGATCTGGGTGTTGTAAGTATATAAGTGGCATTAGCTTTCTTCTTTAATTTCTGGTTCGTCTAGCTTGTTGATTAACATTCTATACGCGGAAATTGTTGCCTGAGCTTGAATCAAGAAGGTGTGAGCCTTCTGTGATTCTTGCTCTAGGGCAGAGATTTCAGCTTGCAAAAACTCTTTATTGATCTGCATTATGCTGCGTTAGAAACCATCAAGTAGTAAGGCGTACCGTCTGCGGCAACGATTCTAATTGTGTGGCTAACAGCCGCTGCGGTTTCAGCCGCAACCATTGCAGTAGGAACATTAAACAAGTTAGATACAGTGCCTGTACCGCTGTTTGTAAAACGAATAAACGATGCGTTTGTCCAAGTACCGCCAGTAGCAAAATCTGAGTCAGCTTGGATAGCTGCCAAAGTACCGCCTGGGTTAGTAGATGAACCGCCGATAGTTGCACGTAATGCGTTACCTGCACCGCTGATTGTGCCTGAACCGTTAATAGACAAGCTTACGTGCTCGCCGTTAATAGTGCCGGCTGCTGCGGCACCTGCGCCAGTAACGACTGAGAATACACGGCTAGTTTCGCCAGAACCAGTTGACGTGAATGTCAAACGGCTGTAGTTAAGACGTGTGTCGCCTGAAGTTGCTGAAGTAGTTGCGTAAGCACCGTTCAATACGCCTGCTGATGAAATAGCGATAGGCGCGCCTGAAGTACCAACTTGGTATGAATCTAGTTGTGGGTCAGCGTAAGCTACGCCGATTGGCTTATTATTTGCCATAGTAAAACTCCTTTATCAATTCCAAAAAAAGTTAAACCCCGCCCCGAAGGACGGGGGTATTACATTAGCTAATGCGGTATGCAGTCCAAGCACCTTCGGCTGTTTTACGAGCGCGGAAGTGACCTGAAGTGTTAACAGCTACTGCAGCTGCGCCAACGATTGTCCAACCAGTGCCTACAGCCAAAGTGACTGAATCAGAACCAGAAGCATCAATGTTGATGATAAAAAAGTCAAATGCAGCGTTAACTTTAGTTGCGCTAGGGATGCCTTCTTCTAGATCAGCAACAGTTGGCAATGTAAGATTGCCAGCAGTACCGTTAAAAGTAAACAAGCCTGCAGCTAGTTGAGCAGCAGTTGCAGTTGCCGCAGCGGTCAATGCCGTTGGAGCGCCTTGAACAGAAAGGATCGCTTCGCCGACTGTACCGTCGCCTAGTTGATAACCACCTGTACCGTTTGGTAATGGAGCTTGAGCCATGATGTGTTTCCTTAAAAAATATGTTTAAAAAGCCCCCGCTTGCGCGGGAGCGATTCGATTAGCCCCAAATACGGCAGGCCATCTGTGGACGGATTGTGCTGTAGCCATAAAGAACGTCGATACGGCAAGGCAAACGGTCGTTGTTAATGTCGTATTGGCGAACAATACGCATTGAGATACCGTTGTGAACTTGACGTGACGCCATGTCTACGCCCTGTGGCATCAACAAGTCAGCAGTCGCGAATGTGATTGCATCTTTGTGGTATACCAAGTTTTGAGCGTATTGGCCAGTAGCATTACCCAACATAGTTACTACAGCAGAAGCGGCAGGCAATGAAGTCACAGTAGCCAAAGCTTGGCTAGATGAGAACAACGCTGGGCTGATGTTTAATGTAGCTGTTGAAGAACCAGTCGCAGCAGCAGTTACAGTGAACTGTTGCAATGAGCCAGTTGATTCGCGAGTTTGTGGGTTAACAGCGTATACACCAGCGATAGTGAACACGTCACCAACGTTCCAAGTCTTGCTTGAGCCAGTAAAGCTGATTGGCAATGTGGCTTGACCTTCAGTTGTAACTGTTGAAGTTACAGTGATAGTTGTACCCCAGTCGCCGTTTGTGTGTTGCTTGATAGACTGTGACATATTAACTTCGTCGAAGCCTAGAACACCCATACCCATCATACCGTTCTTGAATTGACGGCTGATTGTGTCTGTTGGGTTGAACAAACCTTTCATACCTTCAACTAAGCCAGCGTTAGCTGCTGGGTTAACAGTAGCGTAGCGTGGTGACATAACAGCAGCGTTTTCGTTTAGTTTTTGTTGAGCTTGCAACAATACTAAAGAAGTAGCTGGAGTAGTTCCAGGAGTACCAACTGAGTTAGCGATTGCTTTGTAAGCATTTGCTACGTCAGCGTCGATAGAAGAAGCCAACTGAGAGATACGTGGTTTTAAAACACGCTCTGCAAAGTCGTCTAACTGCATTGTCAATTCAGCAGATGTGAAGTTCACGCCAATGTGCTTTTGTGAAGCAACTGACAAAGTTGTGAACTGTTCGTTGTCTGCTTGAACTTGCAAAGCAGCGCCGTCAGTTACTAAAGTACGATCCGGTAAGCGGATACGCAATGTAGAACCAATTTTAGCGCCTTCTACAGCGAATGAATCGTCATATTGACGGTTTACGTTACGAGTTAAGACAAGATTGTTCTCGAGGATTTCTAGGGCCTTACGAGTAATCATGTCAATGGTTAAGATTGAGTTTGACATATTATTCTTTCAAAAAATGGTTAGCGGTTTCTCTGAGCCTCGTACTTTTTGATCTGGCGTTGGCGTTCTGCTTCAATCCATTCTGACGTGCTCATGCTTTTAGTTGAGCGTGGGTCAGTTGTATCGTATGCAGGTGATCCACTGCTGGATCGTGCCGTCACTGGAGCAATCGGTGCCGGAGCATTCGAGGTTTTCTTTACGGGCGGACTGTCAGCAAGTTTGCTTTCAATCTTTCCAATTTCTCTTGCTTGCATCAGTGCAGATAAGCGTGAAATACGTTCAGCTTCCTTGGGGTTACTGCCTAAATAATAAGCAATATCTGGCCCAACTTCGGACGACTGAATCGTTTGAGCCATTGCGTCTGTGATTGGAAGTTTAGGGTTGTAGGCAACTTGTTCAAAGTCATCATATTTAGTCCTAGCTTCTTCTTCACGGTCGTGGAATGCCTCAAGGAGTTCGGCTTGCTGTTTAGCTTGCTCTCGTCTGGCGAGTAGTTCTTCTGCCTTACGTTCTGCCAGTGCATCGGCATAATCTTCAGGCGATTCAAACGAATCGACAGGCGGGAGTTCGGCTGGTACTGCGCGCTTGGCTTGCATTTCTGCTTGCTTTGCAGCCTGTTCTCTTTCCCACTTACGTTGCTCTCTTGCGAGCCTTTTGCCAATCGCAGCGTCTAATTCTTCTTGTGTGAAGGTCTTAGCGGCCTGCTCAACTGGCGTTTCTTCCGGCGCTACTACTTCAGACTCTGGTGCAGCCGTTGCTTCCAGTTCTGGCGCGGGTACTTCCGCTGGTATTACTTCTTGACTTTCGTCCATTTTTTGTTTCCTTAGAAACCCTGATGAACCGCATCAGTACGGTTTAAAACTTATACGTTAATAGATGCAACTTTGTCTTGGAATGCCTTAACACGTGCATCTAACGCTGCTTGATCAGCAGCTAATTTATCTTGTGCTATTTTTAAAGCTTTTTCTGTATTTTGTAAAGCACCTTCTGCATCTGCTACAGCTTGCTTGTGTGCTTCTACAGCTTTAGCAAGTGCGACTGTGTCTTTATTTAGTTGACCTTCGCGTGTGTTTAGGTCTGCTTCGCGAGCATCTAATGATGCTTGCAAGGCTTTGGCTACTGCGTTAGCTTCTTTAGCTTGAGCCAAATTAATGTCTGTTTCACCTTTACGAGTTTGAGCATAAGCATCAGCTTCAGCACGTAGCTTGTTAGCATCTTCAACGGCTGACAGTGCGCCCTGGCGTTTTGCCAATTCATCACGCAATACGGCCATTTGACCAAGGTCTTTTAAAAATTGAGTAGAGAAATATTCGACCAACTTGCTTGAGTCGATACCGCCTGAGCCGTTAGAGATGTCCATAGCTAATCCTTACGCGTAGTATGAAATATTGAGCTTGGCTGAACTAGTTTGCTCAATAAATTGAATTTTATTTAAATCGCCGTCGTATTGCAATGTAACGCCAGCTGCCAAAGGCATACCAACTGTTGATGTCGGAGCCGTACCATCATCACGCCAACGAACACCTTGAGTTTCAGGTGTAATCAAAGCAAACGTAGGTCTTTGGTTAAGACCTGTTCTGTCCAATAAAGGCACTGTTAAGCTTTGAGCAGAACTCAAGCTAGTGATTTGTTGATACCCGATACATACGGTTATCGCTTTTAAGTTAATAGCCATTAAAATCTCCCTCTTTCCGTAAATGATCGGAGTTTCACATAAAGTTGTTCAGCAGCTTCTATGATAGACCCAAAAAAGCCACCTGCAAAGAATTTTCCGTTAAAAAAGTTATCCATCAAAAATTACCCCCACCAACACCTACATAATTTGTTGCGGTAATTGTAGTGCCTGTAATGGCCAAAGGCGTTGTTCCGCCAATAACCATGTTGTTTAAGGTACCTGGGTTCGTAGGTGCTATTTCAATAGACAAAACCCCCGCAGGTTTCATAACTACATGGCCAGTACCGCTAGGGCTAATAGCTACTTGAGCATTAGCTGGGTTAATGTTTATAGCTACATCTACAGATAAGTTGTTGCCGCCGCCGCCGCCCCATTGCAGTTGAGCTACGCCGCTTGCATTCCGTAATGAGCCACCACCTGAGTTAGCAGCATCAAAATGAGGGCTAACAAACTTAGTTGTGGCCGTAATTGTTGATCCTGATACTGTCCCACCAGTAATAGCTACGTTGTTAGCATTTTGTTCTGCCATTGTCCCCACACCCGTAAGAGTATGGTTTGCATCCCAAGCCAATGCGCCTTGAGCACTAAATGTGCCGTCTGCTGCGGTGGAGTGGGTTACGGTTACGGTCATGCTAAGAATTTAAGCTTATAAAGGGTTGATAAATACAAATCAATAATTTCGTCAATTAGATTTTGCAACGGGCTATCTGTCTTGTCGCACACATCGTATCTCATGGCTTCTAGTTCAGCAAGCTGATCTTCTAAAAACTCAACCACATTATTGGTCTTTTTTGCAGACATCAAGCTGATTGGGCCAATTAAACCCTTACGACCTTGATAAGCCTCAGCAAACGCGTCTGCACGTTCAATAATGTTCTCGTAAAATTTCTGTAATGCCTTGTGTTTTGCATAGCTGCGGGTGTTCAGATGGGCTGAATGAGTCACATCACGAGCTAAAAACAACATTCCTACGAACTTTTCGCAACTCATTGTGGCATCCCTTCAGGTGGTACTTGACCTTCCATTGGCATCTCTTGAGGCATCATTTCTTGCTGTGGCATCTCAGGCATTTCCATTGGTTCACGCTGTAACTCTTGACCAACTAGGTCGCCTGTGTCCAAAGCGGCTGCAATGGTACCCATTACAATGTCTTGAATCTGCTCGGCAGTCATACCTGCTGAAACAGCGCTGATTCGCTGGGTTTCAGCCTGATATGCCTTGATGTCAGCTTCAAAATTCTTACGTTCTAAGTCTTGAACTTCCACAGATTTCTGGAAATTCTGCATCATGGCGTACATTTGTTCCATTTCTTGACCCATGGCTTGAATTTGCTGTTCAGCAGCCTGCAATGCAGGGTCTTTATCACCATTTTCAAGCAATTTTGGATCAATCGTCTTAGCCAAACGGTCTGCCAACTCTTGAGCGCCAGGCCAATCCATGTTTTTAACGAATAAATCACCTGCAACAGCCCACAACTGAGGGTTGCCTTGCAGAATTTGACTCATTGCGTCCATAGATTCTTGACGTTTGGTCATGTAGCTTGGGCCTGTGGTCACAACCACGTCGTATTTACCGACGCCTGGGTTGTAAATTTTCTCAATCAAGATGCCTGTGTCCATGTCGCGGATTTCTTTGACTGGTTCTGGTTGTTCTGGGTTGATTTTCACCATGTCCACTTCCCCATCAATACCCACAATACCAACAA